GCTCGATCATCGGGCCGAGGGATTCCGACTGTTGCCGCCCCATGGTGGGGGAGAGCAACGCGCCTTTTTCCCTGGTGCGCTCGATCACTTCGGTTGCTGTCATCTCCGGCGTTTCAGTGAGGATTTGAAACAACGTGACAAGAAACGCGTCGTTGATCACGAGGCGTTCATCGTCCATAAGTTCTTTGCCGATCATGATGTTGCCGGTCGGCAGCACTTGAACCAACGCGCGCCCTTCAGCGTTCACGCCCCCGTAATTTAGCGCGCCCGCGCGCATTGAGAAATTATCAAGAACCCCATCATCATGGGCCAAGAGAACAGGATCCACCACACGATGGCCCTGCTTAAGCACCGTTTTCTTTTCTTCATTGAGCACCTTTAATGATGGGAGAACCAGCATCGCCGGGGATCGGCCATACACTTCTCCGGGCGCAATGACGTAGCGGGAGATGGCATAGGGAAAACTCGCGTACCCTTCGTCCAGCAAATGCGCCGGGCCTTCAACCGAGACATACTCCGAGCGGTACGGTTGCCCGGAAGCATCCAAGCGATTCGGGTTGTAGTCTTCACGCGGCGTCACGTAGTGGATGAACTGAAACGAATTATCGTACTTCTTCATGTCAACCGCGGCCGTCCGGATCTTTTCAGGGAGTTTCGCCACCCCGAACTTTTGCGCGGCTTGCCGAGCGGTGAGAGGAAATCGGCGGATCACGGTGTCAATGATGCCCTGATGATTTTCACAAAATCGTACTTCGCCTAGGTGAATCGCACGATACCGGAGCCCGCGACCATACCGGGGCTGCAACTTATCAATGAACGTCGCGCCGGTCCCGAAGGCGCCGAGGGCCATATAGTTTTCATGCTGCTGACTCGCAAAGTTTGCCGCGGGTGCGTAGCGGTATTTGAAGAGGCTTTGGGTGAGTTCGTCGAACCACAATTGTACATTCCGACGTTTCTTGAGCGTCGGATCGGACGGCTGAAGACTGTGCCATTGAGAATTCCGCGGCGTCAACATCGACTCCATCGCCGCGGCGAATCGCGTTAAGGCGAGGGCGCCCGTTGCATCATACATCTCTTCCGTACGGTTCTGGACCGGGGTGTTGAGTGTGTGCCCCCCACTCGAAAACGAGCCGGCGTAATTGGGAAGGATCCGGCGCGCGATCTCTTCACACAACGAATCGAGGGACCCCCGCGCGTTGCCTGCGGTGTCCCATCGTTTGGCGATTGCTTGCGCCCGATCTTTGCCGTCGTCTTCGTTCAGCATTACTTTTGGTAATACTTCGTTGAGAACTGTTCGTTCGTGGTGTTCGAGTTGTTGACCTTCGGTTTCCCTTTCACCAGCCCATCACGAATGATCAACGCGGAGACCACCCCGCCGCCGACTCCACCGAGCACTCCGGCACCCTTCCCTGTCGCCGTCGTCATCTGCGTCGGCCCGTCCGGATCGCACGCCCCATTGCGCAGGAGCGGCTTGCAGGGGGTCGTCAGTAACACGTTATCCGCCCACACGTTCTGCGTTTGGGTGAACAAGATCTTCTCATTCCCGTGCTGAATCATTTCACTATGCGGCGCACACCCCGCTACTAATGCACATGCCGCTGCAACGGCTAACGCTGTTGATCGCATCTTAATAGCCTCCTAAAAATTTTCGTGATTTTGCTACGGGGGCGTCGTCTGGGCTTGAGAGAATCGTCGACATACGGCCACGTGCGGCGCGCTGCCGTTCCGTTTCCGCCGCGGCGTCGAGCTTCTTTTGTGCGTCGTTTGCGTTCCCGTTGTCAGATCCTAATACCGGCATGGTATGCAACGCGGGGGCTGTGGGCGTCATGGCGTCCGTGCCCATCCCCATGACGGCCGCAATTTGCGCGCCACCAGGGATAAACCGCAACGGCCCGCCGGCCGCCGCGTTTACTGGGTTGTCGTTGCCCAGATCTTGAAACGGCTTCTTTTGCGCCACTTCAGATAACCCAAGCGTGCCAAGCGCCGCAAGGGATCGAAACACCGGTCCACCACCCATAGACTCGCCTCACAATGTGTTACGTGGGATATCTCATGAGCATAGCGGATAGTCAACATCCTTCGCGATCCGCGCACGATTCGCCGTCGATGCCCGGATATCACGGCGCGCCACCCGAGTGGCAAATGTGAGGGCCAAGGCGTCTCCATCGTCCGGGGATCGAAACCCCTTGGCCTTCAGCGATTCTTTCGACTCCAACATAATCTTATCCTTCGCCTTGCCGAAGTAATCGTACTCCGGGGAAGTGAGATCCCCGAAGAGTCTCGGGTCACCGTCGATGATCCCGCCCCCCAACCAGTCGCGCATCTTCGCCCACATCTCCGTGCGCTTATTCGCCCACTCGGGGGATTCCGCATCGGAGCCGAACCAGACTTCATGCACCTTGTACTTGCGTTCCCGAAGACGATCAATGACGCCCGTTCCGTTCCCCGCGTCAATGTTCACGGCGTCGGGGTTCACCGTATCGATCCACCGCGCGATCTCGTTCGCCACATACATGTTGTCGCGATTTTTAAAGCGCACCGGCGCAATAGACCGCGCATCGCGACCTTGCCGAAAACGGAATACCGTGGAGTCATCACCGTATCTGGCGATATCCACCCCCATCACCAGGGGGGCGTAGGGATCTTTTTCTAAGGTTCTGGCCTGTGCTCCGGAGACAAGGGTGTTGGAGATGAACTGCTTGTTGCCCTGGGCGGGGAATTGTCCGAGGACTTCGACGCGGACCGTATCTGAATCGATCCCGTACTGCTCGACCATACGATTAAACAGGGCGGTATCGGTTCCTTCAACAGTTCGAGAATCCAACTGACGGAGCTTCCAGTACGCCCTGTGGTTGTTGAAACACTCAAAAAACCCACCCGAGTTACGCCGCGGGTTAGAAGCCACCACCCAATACCGATCAAGGACCGGTTCAGTAAAGAAACCTTCGGTGACGTTGAAGATGGGAACAGGAATGCCGGAAGCCTCATCATAAATCACCATCACGCCGTACGGGTTGTGCACGCCGGCAAAGGCGTCAGGGTTTTCTTCTGACCATAATTGGCCTTGTGCGTAGTAATACCCACAGTCAATCGAGAGTTGATCCGCGAGCAATTTCTTAAACCATTCCGCTGGACGCACCGACAAGACCGTGGATTCAAACCAATGACTGTTGATTAGGAGGGTGGTCCACTTCCCGATCTCCGCGAACGTGCGCGTTTTCAACTGCGGCTCGGTGTTCGCGGTGACGATGGCAGTCGATCCTAGTCTGGTGGTCATCATCCAGTCCACCAACCATGAAATCTTTGCCGACTTCCCGACGCCGCGGCCGGAGGCCGTCGCTTCCCGCCACATGACGGGATCGTTACCAAGAAGAATGTTGCCCTTCTGATTCTTGATGTGTTCCGTGATCGCCTGCAAATCATCACGTTGCCAGGATCGAGGGCCTTTCATGTTGCAGAGCGGCGTGTTCGGCTTCCCCCACGGGTAGGCAAAGAGCACGAATTTTTCGAGATCGTCCGCTATTTGCGGGTCCCACAATTCGGTCATAAGAGCTTGTTCTTCTTCGCCTGAATACTTCATGTGGTGAAAATACCCTTATGTGGTACTTATTGACATGTCGTGTGTGATTTATGCAACACCTGTGTGATTTTTGCAACAAGTGTGTGATTTATGAGACAGGTGTGCGATTTTTGCAACAGGTGTCGAATTTAAAAAATTTTCAAAAAATTTTGGGGATAGTGGTCGAGTGTGTGTAAGGGTCCCGTAACGAGACACGAGCCGACCGAAAGGCCCCCCTACCCCCCGGGGTGCTCCCCCCTCTGATCGATTACTCCTACCAGGTGGCGTTGGCATGCCTCTTGCTTTCGTATATGTGGCATTCTTCTTGCTGGTAGTTGACATAATGGATCTTATCAGACAAGTGAAGGATAACAAGCACTTGTGCGCGCTATGTCTGTTGATAACTAATGATCGATACATAGCAGGGAGAAATCCCTTATTTATCAATCAAGCGGGTTTGTGATCTGCTTTGGCTTGGGAGTGATATCGATTACACGACTCTTCGCTTCTTGCAGTGCATCTTTGACATTGGCGTGCTTGACTTCGATGATTGAGGTCGGCCTGAAGTCTGGGCAAAGATGAATAGCGACGAATTTGATATTGTCCGAGATGATC